TTACCATCTTAGCTGTTTTCTTATCCGGAACATCGCCAATCCAACGTGCAGTATATCCTACAATCTTACCATCACTCATATAAGGTAGTATAACACGATTATCCATACCTTGTATAGGGCTAGCACTAGTATACCACTCACTAAGTTCAAGCACACCTCGACTGTCTAGGTACTCTGCGGCTTCTAAGTTTAATTCCCTTACAGTCCATGGCCAAGTTATTTCTGGCCACTCTGGTTTCTTGTAAGGCTCTACTATAAACGTTTCGTCCTCAACTACTTGGTCCCATAGTTGTATTTTTAAACGCTGAATATCGCCTTCGTCAATTCCCAGAACACGCATTAATTTGATAAGCTTGATGCCAAGCTTTTGTCCAGGGCGCCAGCCTGTGGTGTAGCCACAGTTGAAACAATGATAGCCTACACGGTCCTGCTCAAACTTGACTCCGCCCCTGTGCTTAGTGTCAGGGCGTGGCTGTCCATTCTGAATGCACATAGGGCAATTCATAGTCAACCAGCCGTTTGTGTTTGATTTTAATGCAGGCAGATGTGCCCGTAGCGTTGTCTCAACTATACTCATATAGAGTACAGTTTACACTCTTACGACAACTTTGTCAAGGGTTCCTGCGTTAGATGGATTATCTACACGTTTGATTCGCAACCAACGAACGCCACCATAATAGTTGTATGGATCAATTCCAGTATATCCACTAAAATTTAATATAGCTGTTGTATAGTCTTGTGGTTTTAGGTCTGCCCACAAAGTGGATGTTCCAATTGATTCATCCATGGTGCCTTGTACAATGATGCTTCCTGTCCAATTGCTAGCATAGATACCAACTGTGAACAATGAGCTGTCCTTTTTAAAGAACTGTGGTCCATTCATTGATGTTGATATCCATGTACCAGCAACTTGTGTTTGTAGGTATTCAGTAATTTCAGCAGTTGCTCTACTTGTTGGAACAACCGCATCTTTTACTTCTACATCAAACGCACCTTGCATGGCACGGTTCCAAGTTAATGCTGTTTCTAAACCTTCTGCGTTAACAAAAGTTGCACCCAATGCATAGATACCACTTCCTAATGTCATTAAGTCACGGGCAAATACAGTTAAACGAGCTTGTCCGTTTTCAGCAATTGTTGGAATAACACGTCTGCGGAAGATTGTGCTTCCTGTTGTTCTATCCCACATTGTTAAAGTAACTTCCCTGCGAAGCAAGCTAACTGGTCTACGGTCAGTGCCAATAATACTAATGTCAAGTACGTTGTCAACACCTTTAAACCAAACAATACGCTGGTCGGTGTAGCTTGCAACCTGTCTTGTAGTGCTAGGACCAGTGCCTGCACCTGCATAGTTTAAGGTAGCTGAAGGAATAGTTAAGTTTAATGTTGCCATAGCATTATTTAGCACAGCCGGATCTTTACGATGCTAAGTAAAAGCAATGGATAATAAAGTAAAAGAATTCCTAGAACGCTTCCCGTTCATGAGTTTGGTGCGTTATGGGGAAAATGAATTGGTAGGAATCATACAAAATAGTGATGCTGTAGTTGTCACTATGTATGTTTATAACTTACTCAAGGATGAAACGGACAAAATGCTATTCGTCGAAATGGGCGAGGAATGGTGGTGGGGTTCTAACCGTTTGATACCAATTAACATTGTTCTAAAAGAACCAATGCGTAGATTTGTGTATGCTCTTAAAACTTACAGTACCAAAGATTTTGAAGTACTACACGGACACCAAACTAGCTTAACCAATGTAATCACTAAACGCACTAAACGCAGACAAATTAGTCTAGTGCGTAAAATGAATTAACTGTATCCGTAGCTGATCTGTTCGCAGATTAAGTTCATCTGCGCTACAATGGCAACCGCATAAGCTGTGGCATGACTCTTCTTAAAGTAGTACTCACCATTCTCTGGCTTCGTCCATACTTCCTTCATAATCATATTCCATGACTTCCCAATCAAGTACCTCTTGGCGGGGCGAATCATAGCCAGGACGGCAGATAATTGTTCCACGGAAGTAGGGCAAGTCTTCCTCAGTATATCCCCGTGCCCGTTCAAATGAAATAACAGATTTACAAAGTCGTCCTGTTGAAGTAAGTCCCATAATGGCTCCTGTTCAGCTAAACGTGTAAGATGTTCTTTGCTCTGTACACGTTGGTACAAACTTACATTGAGTAAGTCTACTTTAAAGAATCCCAATTCTTCTGCTTGCTGATAATCAATGTCGCACCAACCTGTAAATGGATTTACTGGCACCGGGTGGAAGTACACACCTGTCTTATGCTTTTGTTTTGTGCCATTAGGCATTGCTTGCATTGCAGGAACATGGGCTAATAAACGAAGTACTTGTTCTCTATCAGCAAAGTCAATATCAACGTCAGGTAAATTCATTTTTTAAATTGTTGTTTAACAAACTCAATCAAGTCAGCTTGTTGTTTCTTAATCTCAGACATCTCATCTGCCATGGTGTCAAACTTAGAAATAAACTCTGCTAGGCGTGCCTCTAGCATAGCGTATCTAGTGCTTGCGCCATCGTGGTGTTGATCCACTGAACTTCGTCCTGATTTGTCTTTAGTTTTTTTATCCACCATCCTGTATCCACATGTTTTGCCACTGTGTCGACTTGTCCTGGTTCCATCCTGTCCAACAATGTTTGTGCCGCATCAGTTGAATATATAATCCATGGACTAATTCTGCCCATGACTATCAAGTTCATTCCTGTTACAGGCGCAATCTTGTTAAAAAACTTTTGCCAGTCTTGTCCAGTTGCCTCACCCCACTCTCTCATGACGAGTATGGCTCTTTCCAATGCACGTTCAGCTGTTTCCTTTTTAGCGGCTTCTTGAACGTAGAGCTGGTAGGTCCCGGGTCGTTGCCAATCACTTAATCGAACTCCCATCTTAAAAAGCCACTGTATAAACTTGTCGCTTTCAACTGGCTTGAGCTCTATCAAGTAATTAGCAAATTTTACAAAACCAATGTAATCCGGACTACGTATAAAGTCATCAACAGTCTTGGCTTTCTTAGTATTTGGACTTACAAACTTCATAAAGTCTGTCCAAATACTAAACGCCATACGACTATCCATATCGTCCTTACACATCCACCTGCGCTTTTTCTCACACATATGGCTACTTAAGGTACGTTCGCGTGTAAAAGCTTTACCGCAAAATTTACATTGATAATCCATTGTCATTATTTAAACAAATCTTTAAGTTCTTTATTACCCATGTTTTGGGAAACAGCAATGTCCTCAAACACATCTGTACCGTTGATTGTTTTAAACAAGTCAATCTCTTCATTGCTCATTGAGGGGAACTGTTTAATTAACCACTCTGTTAACTTGTCCTTCTTTACACCAATGGGTGGGATGAACTCGTGGCGTTGTTTAAAGCCTAGTCCGCATAGCGCAAGGGCTCGCCATCTCAGTTCTTCATGTGCGCTGGTGGTAGCAATGTAGTCAACATTACTATACTCATTGACACTAACCAAGTATTCTTCCTGTACGTCTCTTGTACCTTGTACTTGACTGGCCCAGCGTTGTGCCATGTAAGTGCTTACAGTTTTCTTGTCCTCATCACCTAGCTTGGCATAGTAATCTCCCTTGCGGAGATCCACTGCTGTCATAACTTGGTCGATTGGAACTTTGTATTTTGCACTAGCAGATTCTTTTTTCTTAGTTGCCATGCTAGTATTTTAAAACCAAATCTTGTTTAAGTCAAGTACTTCTGGAATCTTATTTGTTTCTTTGAGAAAGAACGCACACATAGGTTGCTCACCCTTTTCAAGTGGCACGGCCAAGACATGACCAAACTTTAACTTAGGCACATACCATTTAACTTCTTGATAGATGTTAATAACCTCTACCTTTTGCCACTCTGGTTTGTATCCGTTAATAGGATTGAACACAAATGCACTGAAGCCGCGGTCGTTCAAACTCATTACGTTAATAACTTCTGGTTCTCCGTGATCAGGTTCGCCAATGATCAGTGACCAATCCAGTGGAACCTTTAATTCATGCTTGCCTATTCGCAGTACTGCCGCAGGGCAACTGAAGCTTTCTAAGAAAACCAATGGCACAAACATATAGTCAACATCAGAACTGTTGCTGTAGTCTAGTACTCCGTAACGAAGATCCTCATCTATCTCCTCAGGCAACCTATCTAAGTCGTATGTCTGATTGTTTACTGTTAAAATGTTCATTTATAAATTACCTTTTCTGTTTGGTAGGGATAGTTTGCTTCTTCGTAAAACTTCTTGCGCTTGGCTAAGTGCCGTTTAGCAAACTTTGCTGTACTTGTTATGTCCCAAATTTGTACAAAGTCTTTGTCTTGTGCTTTTCTTATACCACGCCCAATACTTTGAATAACACGTACAAAACTTTTACCAGGTTCCACAAGTACCAAGTTAAAGATGCGAGGAATGTTAATACCAACAGCCGCCACACCATAGGTAGCCACGATGACTTTATTATCTGCTGTAGTAATTTCATCATACTCATCTTTTCTATCTTTGCTTTTCATTGCTCCGCTAACGAAAACACTTTCAGGCAAACGTTCAACCAGCATCTTGCCAGAAGCAATGCGGTCAACTAGCACAAGTGTGTTACCTGTCTTACTAATTGCATCAATTGTTTTGGAAAGCTCGTCCATGCGCTTTTCATTTGATGTTAGGTATGTTAGTTCCTCTTGATAAGTTTTGTATTCAACCTTATCATCAAACTGTAATACCTTGACATGGCAGTTAGAAAGAACACCCATGTCCTGAAGTTCGCTTGCCTGTAGTCTGTGTAGCACAGGTCCTAGACATGCCAACAAACTAATGTACTCGTGTTCTTCTTTCGGGATAGTGCCTGTTAAGCCCCAGCGAATTGGGATATGCGAGAATGGACCAGTTAGCATTGTACGTAACACATCTGCCTTGGCCATGTGTACCTCGTCAACAATAACTGCAACCAGACCATCTACAATAGCATCAATGCCTATTTCACTAAGACCTTCTTTGTGTCTCTTAATAAGTGTGTTAATACTTTGCCATGTTGCAATAGTATGTGTATGTCCCAGGTCTTTTTCATCGCCAAAGTACACACCAACATCCAATCCCATGTTAACATAGTCAGCATGTGTTTGTCTGACCAAGTCTTTGTTAGGTACAATAACAAGTGTACG